AACTTTGATCCTTTGTCAGTCATTATGATCGTGTCGTCGATTGCTAGATTATGATTGCTGTCAGTCTCTAACAATACCTTACTGTTTAGCGCATTGGAAATCCTAACTACGTTACAATTAGTTTCGTTGACCCGGTAAACATCCCAAGTCTGCTGATAGTTCTTTGCGGCCCATATCACTGACCCAACGCCCAAGGAAGATACTGAATCGTTCAATGTGTTTATATCATTGAGATCAAATATAGTAGTATCTACATCTTCGATATTTACATAGCCCGCGGTCTGTATATCGTCGCTTCTATTACTATTGTCCGTTCTGTTTAATAGAAACGGAGGAGTAAATGGTGTAACGGCTGTTTTATATAAACTACTTTGATTGGTATATAGAGAAGAAAATGTAATGCTATTGTTAGTGTTTACTTCCATGCTGGTAGGATTGTTTAACACGTAGTTTTCATCTAGCACTATCTCTACAAACTGATTAGTTTCAAGACTACCGTACGCACCTACTCTAAATGCCCATTCTTCATTGACATTGATACTGGTCTGTTCGTCATCAAAGCTGATCTGACTTAATGCGTTAATAGCATTATGTGTTCCTTTTTCTTTAATATAGCCTTGATAGAATTTTACCTGCGTGGTATCATCCATACCCAGATCGTTTAGATAATCTCTATTCCTAAAACCTATTAACCCTAAGCCATAGATGTCAAACTTGTTTTCTAAATTGACAGATTCTATATCATAAAAATCTTCTGCTTGTCCGGCGATAGTAGAAAAATTACTTAACAGTCCTGTTTTAATCTTATCTTTATCAACTGCTAACCAGTCAGAGAATATAAACTCATCTTCGCCAGGCAAGTTCGTGCTGGCCGCATAGTAAAAATTCTTGTACTCCACTAGATCACCTTTGAGATAATCTGTATTGGATACCCAGCTTGGTACCCCAGGCTGATTGTAGATGAATCCCTGCGCTGCCAGTGAACCTGTCCAACCACCAGTCTTGGATCCTACTAACTTTAACTTATATTGTCTTTGCCCTGATGCAGGATCGTATATGATATCATTGAACTGTGTGCGATTGTTGAATATTATTAGATGTTCATACTGAACTAGATTAAAACCTATAAAGGCTATCAAGTCTCCGTTTTTATTATCTAGTGTTGCCCTAAATCCGTTATTATCTCTAACAACAGAATAAGCATCTGAATCTAATACTACGAAATTCTGTGTAATGATCTTACTGCCGTATATGGTATTCTCTATACCATCAACCACCGCGTTACGTACCACAAACTGCACAGTATCCGCAGTGGGGCCGACTACCAAAATACTATTTACGGGCCAGTTCTGTTGCAGCCAGAATAAGAATTCTTTAGTGCTTAACTGCCAATTACGTATATTACCTAGATCCTGGTCAAAGTAGCTAAATCTAAATCCTTGGTTTAGCAGATTACGTTCGTATGCGGAGAAGAACGATGCCAGTTGTTGTTCTGTGGTAAATTCAGTTTCGTAAGGTATACTGGCCACTGTATTAGTGAATTCATCCCAGTATCGTACTGATTTTTTAAGTACAGTAATATCAGAATATTTGCCAGTTGTTGCTGGTAGGGTTACTGTAAAGTAAGGATTGCTCTGGTCATATCCGCTGATTTTAAATCCGGTGGCAGTCTTCTGGATGATAACCGCACTATATCGTGGGTTACTTAACGGGGTCGATTTGTTCAGCACGATGTCTATATCTGCATCAGGTACCAATACCGATTGATTAATAGCACTGGGACTATTCTGCTCCGCTAATACTTTTAAATATTTCTTATCGCTAAATCCAGCCATACGATAGGATAGTTGGACATTATAATCTTGTATATAATGTACCAGCTGATCTTTGCTGGTGATACCAATCGTAGTTAGGTAGTCGCTAATCCAATTTAAGTAGCCAGCTGATCTCTGTAGTTGACCCGAGCTGTTAATATATCCGTTGACCTGTATATCCAGCTGTGTTAATCGTGCATTGGTATCTGTTACTAGGTATTGATCGACATCAGTGTTATATCTATACTTGTCGGCCGCTATACCAAAAGAAAAATACTTTGCTGGTTGGACCAACGCATTGACTATCTGGAAGGTGTAGGGGAATTCGCTACTATTGCGCCAAGCAGTTTCAGCAGGGCTCCATTGTCCCACAGCCCAATTGTTTCCAAACGTCGAAGGAGTATATTGTGTAGTTAGTAATCCTAACGGTGGTAAGACTTGTCCGTTTTCATTTACTGGTATAAATCCTAACAGGCCAGGGCGGGCAAATTTTTCATCGTATCCTTGACGCGGCCCTTGAGCTATGTAGCCATCTTGTAAGTGAGTCCATAATATGGTATTACCCGATGTATAAGGTGCAGGACCATAAGTGCTTACCCACCAGTCTGGTTGTTCGGTAAAGCCCAACATCTCCCATGGGCGTGTGCTGGGGTATTGTGTATCGTAGAAATAATCAAAACAAGCTCTCCAGGATCCTGGAAGCTTACTACCATCTTCATCCAGGGCCGATGCGTAATTAAATGTAAATGCATTGTCTAATAGATAAGTCTTGTTGGTCACATAGTCTATCTTGTTAAAACCTATCCATTGTAGATATAATTTAGATAGGATCCTGTTATACTCTGCGACCGTATATCCCACATTTCTAAATTTGCCGGGCTTACTATTATAAACACTGAACAGTTCTTCGTTATAATCTACTTTGATATTATTGTAGATACGTTTTTCTAATTCCAGTAATAGGTTGTCTCTGAAATCTCCAAAGCTAGGAGTCAAGCTACCGTCATGCCCACGTATCATAACAGTGGGAGTCCTGAATGAATAGTCTGTATAGATCTCAGGAGTAAACTTTGGATATAGACCCAACTTGGTCGGAGTTTCTGGGATCCAGTTGCCGTCGGTATTATTATATTCTACTATGGTTATAGTATCATCAACAGCCAAGGTCACACTACTAGTGATAGTCACTCCCGGACCTGTTGTTAGGAAAGTGTACTCACGACCGTATAGTAATTGATCTCCGTTTAGGTAGACTAGTATAGCCTTATTGCCTAATGTACTATTTGAGAATATATCGGTGATCTCATAATTACGTTGATCAGGGTTGAATACGTTATATGTGATAGTGTTCTTATTGGCTCCGTAGGGAACCATGTCACTATAGAACCAAGGAAAGTTTTTATTCTTAACCTGATTGATCTGCTGTATGATTATATCTATAGCAGTAGATGGATCATTGTAATCTATATTATCGCTCTGTGAGGCAATAGTTAAGAACTTATTCTTAAATCTTGTATACTCTAGCTGTGCATTCTGCACTCCGTTGCTGATGTTTAACTTATCATCACACAAGAACATACTGGCAAAGGTAGTTGGCGCACTTTGTTGTAATATAGTGCCGCCCTGTGCTGTTACATAGACATCACGCAGATTACTATTACCTGGATAAGAACCCGTAAACTCTAGTGAATTCTCTGTTAGCTCAGCTATATGATTACGCATCTCTCCTAATGTAGGGGCAGATACAGTGGCGTTCTGTGCGTTAAAGTTTAAATTTGGTGGCACTTCAAAGTAACCCAACTGTGAAATACTAGTACTATAAACTAGTAAATCTACGTTATCACCTTCTGTTAATAGGGATTGTCTAATGACGATACTTTTTTCGATGCCCACAGTATTAAAGATCTGATAATCAGCAGGTGATATTTTCTTGTAGTTTACGTAGACTAAGAGATTTGGTATCGTAACATTTTCCGCTGGGGTCACATCTAATCTAAATCCATTGTTTATGCCGTCATAGATGTACGGTATGATCTGATACTGTTTACTCTGTTCAACGGCTTTGGTCCATACGTTTAACTTTGTCAGTGAGTCGTCGCTATTATTTTTGTATAGATAACCTGTGTTAACTTTAACCGTATAATCTACCCTATCTACGTTATAAAGGAAAGTGTCCGTGTCAAAGTTGTTTTCAAATTGTATATCTCCGACATTGTTGATATTTTTGTAGGCTAACGGGAATCCTAATACAGGGTCATCTGCACCTGTACCTTCTTTATAACTGAATATTTTAGTACCAACGAATGTCTGCGTGGTGTTGGCCGCTGGATACTTGGTACGATCGCTAAAGCTGACTCCGTCTTGGTCTAATACATCAAAATAGGGTGATTGATTTTGTGTAGATTTGGTCTGCCCTTCATCCCATACAGAACCATCGTACCAAAAACTCTTACCGTTGTTGTCTACTCCGTTTAGAACACTAACAACATCGTTTTCTTGTACATCGCCGTCAGCGGCCAGTGTTAGGTGGATCACCTTGGGATCAGTGGCAGAAAATCCCACTTGATCCACGAAGTTTACAACCCATATCTTCCCTCTGGTTAACGGATCTTCGTCTGCGGCAAAGATTACACGCATACCATTAACTACGTTGGTGCTGTCAATATAAACTCCAAGTAGACCTTCTACATCAAGGAACGGTCTTTGAAAATCTATATCGTAGAGATCAACTGGCTGTAGTGCATTTTTTCCAAAATCGTATAGCTGTAAGTCTGCTTCAAATTCTAAGATAGGTCGTTTGGCTCTATTGTCCTGATCTAATATCAGCTCGGTCCTATTATACAGGCTAGCCAACGCTAATATGTCTTTGTGGAACCAACGATTGCATCTACTCCACGGACTTTGATCTCTGCTAGATCTGTTAATAACGATGTAGTCAGGTGTAGTCAAACTGGTACTGGTGTTTATCTCTAGACTACCGTAGAATGCACTACCTACAAAATAAGGATAGGTAGGTGTACCTCCCGAATCCTGTGTGGCAAAATAAGCGTATGTACCTGTAGGGAAGTCTGGCGTTACACAGAATCTACCATTGTATTGATCCAACGTGCCACTGCCAGCTGAGTAAGAATAATCCTCTATAAATGTACCAGGATTATATTCAAAACTCACGGTACTACCTTCAAGGATGGTAACGTTTGAGCTTAATTGAACTTGGTTAGGAGATCCATAAAACGGTTCTAGACCTTCTACCGTCTGTAGGCCATTCCTCACTATCCAGACTGATCCGGCTGCGATGCCGCTATCATTTGAGTTTAATCTCATACCAGGATTGAGTCCAAACGTGCTACTTACTGTGATATTACTGCTGGTACTAGCATTGGCCGTTACTGTGACTGTTTTACCATTGGGTCTGCTGGCTAATCCGCCGTTGTATTCATAGGAGCTTTTCATCCGGATGACTGAGCTGCCGCTGCTCATTGGATCTATATAGCCGTATGGTCCGTATATAGGATATCCATCGCTAGCAAAACCTATCAGCTTGCTATGTCCGTCTGAATTTAGATATCCGTTTTCTGCTGATGTGAACCCCGATACATTACCCCATGCGTTGGCTGTGATAAATGTGCTGTCAGTGTAGTGATAATCGTCGTCGGACCCAGGGTAGCCGTTGTAAGAATCTTGTCCGTTTATCTTGGCTAGACTGGAATTATAATGCCACTGCGTTCCGCTTACTCCCGGAACATAACATCCGTTATACGTTCCGTTAATCACTATGCCAGGCAATGTCATGCCAATAATGCCGTTTCTTAATAGGGCAGATGCATGTTCTCCCTGCTGATTGAGACCGCCTCGATAAGGGATCTTTACTGTTAGATCCTGATCGATCACATAATTTGGATTGGCTGCATTAGGGAAAGTACCCACTAATATAGTAGTGCCGTCAGGAACATCTGTAGTGGTGATAGTGAGCTGATCTTTTGATGCATTTAAACTGGCATTGGCAAGTGCATCAAAACTAACTGTAGGATCAAAGTTAGCACCTGATATCGGTTCGTTGATATCTAATGCTGACACTAGCGTCAGCCTGATACTGATACCAACACCATCTACATAGTATTCATTGTTTTCGTAACTTGCAGGAGTGACACCTGTGTCAAATCGTATCTTCAATCCATTGGTAAAAGTAATACCGTTAGGACTGATGTAATTCTGCTTACCCAGTATCTCGGTCGGTACATCTATCGAGCGACTATTAACTTCAACTAACTTGATAATGCCTACTTGCCCTTCTAGACTTCCGTCTTGATAGTAGAGAGTATCAAGATTGGCAGTAATGACTGGTACTTGTTTTAAAGTGCCGTTTGGATCTTTATACCATTCTGTGTTGCCGTAGCTTACGCCTGACTGTACGATAACTTTATTGTTTGTTGGTATGCTAGTTACGTAGTTTAAATTAACCGTATAGTCGGCACCTGTAACTATCAGTTCTATCTGCCATACGCCGTAACGCTGCGCTGTTGCTACAGTGGTACTACTCACTGTCCAGTCTGCATCGTCTTCATACGACTGACCAAATACAAGATATTTGTTGTTTAAGTTTGTGCGTTGACCATCTATACCATTATAGGTGCCCAGGAAGGTACTTAATAACTGACCTTGGATCTGTGAATAACTCAGTGTAGTAACTAGGTCGATGTTCTGCACCACATTCATATCTACAAATAGATCTTGTGCAGTCTTGCTTGGAACGTTAAAAGTAACAGTACCTTTATCATCACCGTTATTAGTCACACCAAACACCTGTCTACTGGACAGATTGTTATTGTTGAGTTGCTTACCGCTCAGTCCCGGATCGGACTGTATCCAGAAAGATTTGCCCGATTGATTGATCTTAAACTGATAACTGCCGCCGCGGGCTAATACTAAGTCAGGGTTGGTCCCATTACCATATCCACTAATGTTGTAGACTTCTGTCCCATTATTTGGGTAGATGTAAAAAGTACGCTCTAGATCAGCTGCTCCAGAGAATACATCGACGGCCTGTGGCCCACTGGGCAACCAATAGTACTGTCCAAAATTGATAAACGCATCTAGATTAACGTGAGGGTCAAAACTATAGAATTCATTGGACCACAAATTGCTGGGATTATTGGTCTTGCCTCCGAGATAATTTATCTTTTGTAATACCTCGGGATAGGTAACATGGAAGTCAACATTTCCTGATACTGTATCTTTAACTATAACACTGGGTTCAAGCTGATACGTTGACCGTGCTATGGTAGGTTCCTGTACATATTTTGAAAAATCGTTCTTACCAGGACTAAACTTTCTACCCACATATCCGTTAATTGGAACTAAGTTAGGCTGCGTTACCAGCTGATCAAGAGTCGCATTTAAGAACTTTTGATTAGCATCAGTCTGGAATATCCCTGGTAGAAACGGTAATGTTTTTGTTATAGGCATCTGTTTTTATCTTTAGTTTATGATAGTATTTACCGATTGATTTTGTAGGTTTAATTGTGCCGCAGTAATAGCAGTGATAACCTCAATGTTTTCCACAGTGGCACAGCTGATCAGTATCTCATCTGGTTCTGAAGAGATCTGCTGTAATGAACCGTAGACCTGTGATGCACTGTTAGGCACTATGATAATACTACTGATATTAGGTGCAAGACCTTGCTGTATATATGTGGCCAGCTCAGTAAAGTAGAATGTTTCACCAAAATCCCAGTTAGCAGTGTTAAAGAACGCATTGATGTAGGCTAAAACCTTACTACGTATCTCACTGTCTGTGATGTTAACATTACTATTCTTGATCACCTTGAATGTAGCTTGGAATTCTGATCTGGCTTTATTACCGAACAAGGGTTTAAATTTCGCATTATTAAACACTAGAGCATCACTGACGCTCTTGTAATTTTCTAGATCACCAAATTGTATCCTCAGTGCTTCGTTAGTAGCTTCGCTGGGTTCTGTCGCTGTTCCTGTGGTATCCAACGCCCACGCTCTATATTGTGCTTCGTATTCTTTGGTCAACACGTAAAGATCTATTAGATTATTTGGACTTGGATCCAGCCTTCTATTACCAGGAGCATTGTGCCTATACTGGAAATATAGATCTTGTCGACCCGTACGGGCGATATAATCATTACTCAGGGTCAATGATCTAGTAGATCCGGATATGGTCAACACATAAAATGCTTGTTCTGTGGTCGTATAGAATATCTGCCCTTCTACATAATTGTTTATATACGGTAATATCGATACTTTATCAACGAACGCTGTATTGACCAAAGCATTGCTTACGTTTGTATAAGTAACGAAACTATCGTATCCATATGTCTTGACGAAGAATACGTATTTGTTGGTTGGGTCAGTAGTAGGGTTTACTATAGTATCGAAGATATCGGGGTTGTCCGGGACACCGTCGTCGTTTGAATCACTATAGGTAATAAGAGCCTTGCTGGCATCGACATAACCGTCAGACTCTGCAATCTGATCGTATATGTACCAAAGTATATTCTGTGCCAGTGGTGCACCTGTATCGGGATCTCCATTGACCTTTAATATATTCACATTGTCGTTAACTGTGCGGCCAGTAACAGGATCAAATATCTTGAAGCTGTTATCGTAATAGAATTTAGTCTCTCTTCTGCTGGCGAATACGTAATCTAACCCCCTGATGGCTGTAGTATAGATCGGACCATTGACGGTAAAACTTAATAGCCAGCTGGCATCCAGACTCTGCCCGTAGGGGTCGCCTTGGTTGACCTGACTAAACGGATCAGTTAAATCCATATTCTGTGCAGTCACGATCGCCCAGTCATTGTCAGACTGACTGTATCTAATACCAAATTCTGTATAGCTAGATATCAATGTTATTAACTGAGACTTAAAGCTGGTGCTAAAATCGTTGGCAAATGCTGGTATTACCACCGTAGCTATAGCTCCGTCGGGAACATTGTCAGTCAACCAGACTGGGCCTTTACCGCTAGATAGATTTCCTTGGCTTCCGTTGCCAAACAGTTTAGATACTGTCACATAAAGTAATAGTTGCCCATTAGCAGGTAGTATACCTGATTCAGGTAAAGGTGTTATCTCATTCAACGAATTAAAGTAATTTCCTGTGCCTGGAGTGAATATGACTATACAGTTATCCCTTATATAGGAATTACTGCCTGGAACTCCGTAACCTACCTGTTGTGGGAAATTAGCGGAGTCAACAAAGTAACCTGTAGATGATCCTGATCCTACAGTGCTACGATACCAATACAAATTAGTTAACGGAAATCTGTTAAAATAGGCATAATAAAAATGTAACAGAGATCTGTCTCGGATAGCAGGAAGTATCTGATTTTCGATTATCCTATTGATATCTGCCCGTGTGGTCCAAGTGAAGTCAAAAGTAGAAGCTGCATCTTCTTCAAATAGCACTCCGTCTTCCGCAAAGATATTTGTGCTGGAATATCGTCCGGTAGTGTCAACTACATCAAGGAATCTACTGACTCCGCTGCTAGTCCTATTAACCGCTTTTACCTTACTGACACTGCTAAAATTAGTATAAGGGAAGATGTTATAATCTTCGCCGGTAACCATACGATTCTGTGTATAGTATTGCTGTGGTGCCTTGGTACGTATCTCTGTGATACTTTCTCTGGCCACTGCATTTGCTATGGTATATTTTAAACTTGATACTATGGTTAATGTTTCGACACGACCCAACTTACTAAGATAAGGTATGGCCAACGTGATGTTCTGCATCTCATCTGGTGTGATCTTATAGTTAAGTCCTGCACTGGATCTGCAATAGGCACGGAATGTTCCTTGCGGTATAGCGGAGAATGTACCATCCCCAAATATTAGACCCACTTGATCACCGTTACGTGTTATAGTCTGGTAGCATTTTTTAGGAGAGTTATTATTATATATAACATTCACTCCGTTGACCACTGGCACTTCGGTCCACTGAGTAAACACTGATCCAGTATTGCTGAGTTGGTATAGCCATACATCTGTATTATTAATGTTGTCGTAGTTGATGGCCACTGAATTATTAGGAATAGCTTCGTTGAAGGTAAATGCCACATTCTGTAGCGTACCCTGTTTGAAGTAGAAAAAGAATCCTGTGTTGTTGCTGGCATTGCCTAGGTTATCATTCTTGTATAATATGTTAAGCGGACGGCTGGGTGCAGGAGGCACTTCATATATGTAATTCTTGTCTTGGCTGGTAGCACTGACCACTTCAAAAGGTAGATTGGCATTTTCTACCTGTGTTTGGAAAGAAAACACGGGCATCATGCCTGGTGTTAGATTTAGGTTATATTCATCGTTGGTTACCCCCGCGATAACTTTGCTGCCTGCAGGACGACCGATACTTTGATTTGTAGGTAGTGCGGCATTGAGGATAGTGACAAACTGCTCAAACCAATTGATGTTTGTGGGGTCATTCCATTTTACTATGAGGTTGCTGATGTCGGATCCATTGCTGTCGGTCAGTGTTTCTGTTGTCTGAACGCTGTCAAATTTTAAGAAGCCTGTGCCCGCAAGATTACGTTTTGGATTATAGCTGACTAATCTTGCTAATTTTAATACGCTGTCTCTGCGCTCAGCGGTATCGATGAAGTTTTCCCTAGCATTGAGGTCTGAGCGAAAAGCAAGACTTTGTCCCAGGAAAGCTATCATATCTATCAGTGCTATATATTCACTGGACTCGACGAAATCGTTAAAATCTTCGGAGTAGTATAGTTGCAGATAGTCTATCATGCTCTTACGCAGAGTCTGGAAATCATAACTCTGGAAGTCTGCGTTTTGAAAGCTTTCGTAAATCCTAGTCCAATCCTGATTGACTAGGAGACTATTCTGTCGTGTGGTGTTTGCCATATTAACCTCGTTTTAGATATTTATCGAAAACAAAATATGGGATTTTAAAGAGGTCTGTTGGGTTGACTAGATTGTCTGTTAAAATCAACTACTAGAGTACTACGTTGATTGGTTGATATGTATCGTAGCACTATTTCTATCTGTATACCCCTGTCATACTGGGTAACTATGACATTTTCGGCGGCTACACGTGGATCAGACGCGATTATACGATTAACATCCTGCATGATAGTGGCTTTGCTGGTCTCATCTAGAGGTTCAAATATCATATCCCATATTACAGTACCCACGTCAGGATTCATTAACTTCTCGCCTTTACGTAGGTTAAAGTGATTGATTAGATCCTGTTTTACCAGTTCAAAGTCCGTGATCCTAAAGTGCTTTGATCTATTTACTGTACTGAATCCGTTGTATAGGGCCATGTTGTATTTACACTCTCGCTACAATTTTAGAAGTATTACTTGCTGTAATAGTCGCTATCTGTGTTTGGCTGAATCGACCTTGATTGTAGTACTCTGATATAGCAGTTTTATCTAGATTAACTGCATCTTTAGTACTACGATACCACTGTGTTGTGTTAGGAACTCCGGCTATATGTGCCGCAGATAATAATCCGGCTACCTTGTCTGCAGAAGTCTCCTGTGTGATAACGCCATTAACCTGAAGCTGTTTATAATTTCTAGCGGTATAATCATACATGGCCTGTTCCTGTGTCGCAGGACTAGCATAAAAGTCCTGGGGACTGCCTATACCGTTCCGGCCGGTCCAATTTGCAGGATTGTTCATAGCTTCTTGAGTCTGCGGCGTTCCTACTCTGACATAGCCCAGATCCTGTAATGATTGGGCATCTAGCTTATACTTGCCTTGGGCTCCATTGTTGTCATAGCCCGCATAGCTACCGTTACCTTCTGTATAACCTATCTGGGCTGTATAGGCTCTTAATTGATCATTGCTTAATACTCCCATGGCTGCACCTGGATCGGGTTGTTGGATGAAACTTGATGTAGGTGCTGGTCGCGCTACCGTGCCTATGTCTGCCAGCGTCACATTGACTCCTGGAGTGACTACGGGTGGATCTATGGAATTGCCGTCGATATCTGTTTGTACAGGAGTTTGAGCGATGTCCGGCGTCGCTGCTTCTTGCTGTCTTATTACTGCGGCAACACTACCCCGCACATAGGGTTCATGTGTTGGTACTTTGTAATTGATCGAGGTCAGACCTTTTTCTAATAACACCCATCCAAATCCGTTGGGTTTGGAATCTGGTAGGGAGAACCTAGAAAGTTTAGTGGGAGGAGGAGCATCGCCTCCACCGCCTCCACCGTTTAGTGCTATCTTGCTGCCTTTCAAACTCATGCTGCCTCCTGCTGTTATTCCCATGCCTCCTACCGATCTGATACTCAATGAACTTCCGCTTTTTAGTTGTGTGCGCTGACCATAGAGATTAAGTGATGCATCTGCTCGAGCTTGTATAGTCTGTCCTTCTAATGCTACCTTGGATCCACCAAATATATTAACGCTGTTCATAGCACTCAAGCTGATATTATGATCGCTGTGCATCATGAGATTACCTTCGGTGCGTATGGATAGGTCGCGTTTTCCGTAGATCAGTACATCACCTTCTTTGGTTAACTCTACCCAAGCTGACCCTGTAGAATTGCTGATATACATATAGCCATTTGAGTCATCCATTAGAATCTGATGTCCTGCCGATGATCTCAGTCTAACTAGATTGTTCTTCTTAAAAATATCACCATCATCCATCACCAGACTGTGGCCACCTACTCTGGTATATATAGGTAGATCCGCATTACTAATCGTACCTGCCACTATCTGTTGTTGTAGATTGGGATTATTGGCTATATCTTCTTTGGGTACAGGGCGACCCGGAGTACTGAATCCGTATACGCTACTGACAGGATCTCTCTGCATACTGCTGGTGATCGCGCCGCGACTGTTTAGATCTTGGTCAAGCCCTTGACTTATCAAAGTCACAGTCTGCGGTACGTTAAGTGGCTTTAATGCTGCGGCCCAACCAGACTGGTAGTTAGTGGGATCGTACTCATTGAATTCGCCAACTGGATATTTGCGGCCAGGTGATAGATACTGTGCTAGATCTGCTGGTATACTGGTACTTGATATCTTATCTAATGTAACAGCACCCAACCCCGGGGTCATGTATCGGCTTAAGTCTGAGCTAATGCAGGCAAACCAATACCCTTCTTTGGTTTCACCTGCAGGGAAACAGCATAGCACAGTAGAACCGACGTCCGGAGACACCATGAAAAATCCATAGCTCTGTTTAGTTATGTTATAGTTATTAATTTGACTCTGTGTAGTGGATGCTTGACCTTGGCTCTGTCCTGAGAACGGACTAGCATAGTTTACCAAGGTCCAGTTGCTTTCTAGGTTAGGTGCGTCGCCCCCAAACTGTGGTATATAGACCCACAGTCGTCCATTACGGGTAGAAGTATCTATCTTCTTAACTACACCTTTGTATATTCCTTCTTTGAGAGGAATCTCAGCTCTCGTGGTATCTTGATCCCTCGATTGCTTGGTTCCTGACATAACTGCATTTTGAACTGACATATATTCTTATTCCGTATTATATTAAAAGTCAAAGTCGACAGACACATCAACATCCACATCAACATCAACATCAACATCCACATCAACATCCACATCAACATCCACATCAACATCAACATCAGTTTCTAACTCGTTAGCTCGCATTGCTTCGCCCATTTCGCGATCTTCTATGTCATAGACATCTTCGACTTCTGCCCCGTCAGCTTGGTTAGTAACGTCCCCGCCCTGGTCAGCCTCGGGTGTCTCTGATCCCGGACCACCTTCCATATCGCGGGCCGCATCTTCTGCGTTGGCTTTGGCCAACGCTTCGGGTGATGGCCGTTCAATGAAAGATTTAAGTTCAGCTACTCCTTTTGACACTACCGCGTTGAGCTCCTTAGTAACTAGATTCTTAACGGCCCCCACAGCTAGGCTCTGCACTTGTCCCAATAGGCCCGACACTAATGCGCTACCGCCGGCACCTGCGGCGTTTAATACTGAAGACACGCCGACTTCCAGGCCTGCTGTTCCAGCTCTAACGATATTTGGACCGCTAAATCGACTGGGCAATGCTGCTGGTACTTGGGGGAATCCTGCATTAGTGTATGTATTCAATCTTTGACCTACCGTAGAGAAATCTGTCGACCTCGAATTGTCATTTATCAATAATTTGTTCATAGTTATCGACTGTTCAAATTTTCCTCTATTGAACGTATTGTCTACTTTGATTATCTGGTAGATACCACTGTATATGCCGATGCCTGAGGTATACGGATTGTCACCAGGATTAGCTAATCCGGTCGTTTGATCGTAGTCTACGGGACTCCTAAAATTAAAATAGACATATAGTTCCCCCTTGTCAGTAAAGAGACTACCGTTGGGTGTTTTATCCACGGAAGCAGTTGTTGTATCTTTATCGAGATTTTGTCCGTAAAACACATCATCTTGTTTTATTAAAGTTGGATCACCGATGATCTGCATTTTTAACTCGAGCAGATCGCCCGCCGCGCCTGACATCAATGATTTTTCTAAATCTGCGGCGGTGACCGACGACTGACTTTGGGCACTGTTCTTACTTTGTAACTGGAGATTTCTGGCTATATACTTCTTGGATGGAGGACCTATCTTGCCATAGTCATATACTAAAAATTTACTCTCATTCCTGGGTTGACAAGATACCCCTGTGTCTTCGTATCCTGGCTGTAGCTTATCGAATATCCCATTGGCTGTAGATGTAATTTGATCTTTTTCTTTGAATACCGTGATTGGCTGGATGAATAATGTATGAAGTTCAATTGTCACATCTAATACATCGCGATTGCTTTGATTTTCTCCTGAGACCTTACTACGACCTCCTGTGAACATATAGTTATATTCTTTAACAAATCCTGGTTGCCTACCGATAGGTGCGTAAGGATAGTCTACGGTTTTGATCCATTTTTTTACTATATAAGTCACTTCTAGACTATAGGTATTAGACTCCGGAATGTAGTCAATTATCTTGACCTTTGGGATAATTTTCCACCACTTCAATGGTTGGTTTCCTTGAAGGTTAGAAGATGTTGGGGATCGATTGTCGGGATCTTTACTAAGTTGAGATCCTATATATTCGCTATTACGTATGGCAAAATTGATGAGATTATCTAGACGGGTACCGGCCGGTACCGACATGGCAGTTCCGTCAAATGATATGCCGCCTTTGTTTAATCCTGCCGCTTGTTGTGCTGTATTTGTCGCAGGATTTTTAGGATTTATAGGTGCGGCCTGTTGAACTGTATTAGGAGAAACAGATATTAATTTTGCATTCTTAATCTCATCATCTATCTCTACTTTGACACTGGCATACTTGACTTTGGTGTACCCGTTCTTTTTTATACGATCATACCAAGAGTTCATAGCATTAGTAATACCGTTGGCTGAGAAAGTACTTTTTGATAACTTATCAATCGACGCTTGAGATGCTGAATTAGCATTGGGCGATGTTGGGTCCGGTGCGCCAGGTGTATTACGTAATGTAGCATCTAATTCTGCCAATAGCGCGGCATCAACCTCTCCTGTGCCTAATAGGTCGCCCACTGTCTTGGCTTTGACAGAGAACTGGGAAGGGGTAGCAAGATGTGTTTCCGACAATGCCTGACGATTATATGGCGAGGCCTTTATAGAATATTCTGCACCTTTGGTCGTGTTTCGACTTTTAATCTCTGTGAATAGTATTGGCAAGTACTTGGTCTGCTGCCTCAATGCCGGATCAGGGACGCCATCTTTATAACCAAAGAAAGAGATTTCTAACATAAAAGGGTGAAAGATCCAAGTCTTCCCCCCAAACATATCCACTGCATCTATCAACCTATCTAGTAGAGTGAATCCATTGGGCTCAAGTATAGTAAAACTAAGCGATATCGCATTGGTGTTTTTATTCTGTTGTGTGGTGTTTATAGTAGTGTCTATTTTTAAGTTATCAAAGAAGAAATCTTCGATAAAATATGGATTCCTCAGGAAGTCATCACTTTGTCTGCCACCTCCTGCTATTAGTATCGAACCTGGTTTTGGCTTATACTCCCCGGGATTTTCTACCAGCCGATTGAAACCCGGTATAGATAAAATATGTAAACTGAGATTATAGGTATACGAATCGTAATCGTGTAAAGGATTAGGACTAGGTATCTGTCTAATTTTTGACATATCAAGTACTTGGGGACCGGGCGGCGCTTTGAAGGGATTATAATATAATTCGCCGGTCTGATCATTGATGTGCCAGTTCTTGCTAATATTTCCGTCGTCGTCAAGAGGAGAGCCGGGATCTTGTGCTAATTTCTTTTGATCTTCTGTTAACTGTCCTTCAGTGTTCGCCCCGGGTATTGATCCGTCTGTACCGGCGGTACCGGCGGTACCGCCTGGACTTATCGGTTGTGTCTTTGCATCCTGTCCTATACCTGCTTTATATCCTTGACTAGCGTATTCTGTTTTTTGGAATCCGTTCCAAGGCCTCCAACCGTCTGGCTTGTTGGCCGCATAGTTTAGTGCGTAGTCAACATTCTGCTTCCAATTGTTTGGATCAGTCGCATTTAACTTGGTATCTTTTTCAAATTGATTACCTAGACCACCGTTGGTATATAATTGATACGGTCCGTACGATCTTTCTTGATTTCCGTTATTAACGACTTGAGATTGCCAGTGGGTCAGACCTTCACTTCTATATACTGCCAATGCTACGTTAGGATCAATGTTACGCTGTCTGGCCGCATCTACGATATATTGCCCAATAGTGCTGGGTGGTACAGTATAGCCAGGGCTGACCGTGTTGTTATTTAATATTCTTTGGCTGGCGGCGTTTAATTCTGCCATATTATCTTCCCAATGCTAGGATAACATCTTTTTTAGGTATATAGATTTTCGTGCCTATACGCATGTCAAATACAGGATCACGTATACTGTTGGGATTCCGCACTGCAAATACCCACCAGTAGCCCTGATCACCATAAAGGTCAAAGGCCAACAGGTCAGGTCTAAATTGATAAGTCTTGTTTACGGTAAACAACACATCTTCAAGAGTTCTGCTTATGGCGGGTATCTGTGCTATATCTAGGAATCTTCCAAATAATGGAGTCTGTTTGTAAGGACTAGTAGATGAATACTGTGCATCGGCCATTAGATAAATCCTCCTGAGGTCTTGCTGTTAGTGTTTAGATATGCGCCTTGGGCAAACTGTTCCACTGTAAAGTTTCTTGACACATTATTTCTACTGTAGACAGGCTGCAAGGTTATTGCCAACGTGCTGTTTGTTGGTAATCTTGTAGTGGCCAGACCTCCAAGATTTACTACGGGTATGTTGACATAGTCAACATCCGCGGGCATAGTATGGCTAAACTGTGTTATAACACAGGGTACATGTGGCAGATAAGTGCCACCGTAGCCATCTAGAAATACCATTGGGGGAGGTGTTCCTGCCAATGCCGATGCACCGTAGAACATCTTAGTACAGCTACGGAAGAACTGTATAACAGCTATGAGATATTGACCTTCTGCTATATTCTGAACTGTGAACTCACCATTGATAGTTATGTTCTGTACTTCACTACCTTCATAGAAATAAGAAGTATAGTTACTGTGTGTTAATTGTGATGTTCCATAACGGGCCACGTGGTTAATGGTAACCGCAGGGGTATAGGGAAATATAACGCCATTGGTAGGGACAAGTGGGTAAGTATAAAATATATTCTGTATGGCAGGTTGGACGCTGATCCTCACACGCCAATCTTCTTCCATGGGTATAGCACCTTGCCAAGTGTAATTCTGAGCAGTCAGCGGGGCTGCACCAGTCTGTGCATTATAACCAGAACTGGCCAGTCTGGCCGCTACTTGATCGCCTGTTGCCGTCTGTCGTGTAGAAAAGTCTACGGTTATGTTGTTTAACGCATTCTGCTGTTCCACTGTGACGGGCGAACCGCCGGCTGTTGTTGACTGACTTGACATATTATAAATACCCTATTATATAGATATTTATCGAAGGCAAAATAGTATCTTATTATAAAAAGGTTGACACGGGCTCAAAAAACTGTTATTATTCAATGACTAAACAAGGAGTAATAAAATTAGGCACAATTACCTCAACAACAAAGACATCCTTAAAGAGATCCACAAGAGCAAGACTACGTATTGTTCGTATTCTGCTCCCGAACATTGTGATTATGATCTGATTTTGGACAGCGTCAAAAAGATTAATAAGAAGAATATACTGGCGGCTAGGCGGTCAAGGGCAGAGCGATTGGGCAAATTGGCCCACGAAGCTGCGGTGTTGGCCACTGGCGAAAAGCAAAAGTCGGAACAATTCGCTATCAAATACACCAAAATTTCTCCAGCTGATGTGGTATTCCGTATCATGACATGGGAACATATACCCCTGGATACTGTTAAAACACAGAAGGCACGCAATACTGCCAAGGAACTGTTTGACGACGAAGAAGACCTCATCCACACTGAATACGACGAGTTAGACCCTGCACATAACAAATATGTCAAAGTCAACTTCCCGCCTTTCTTCCATTACAAAGTGGACGAAGAGGGTAATCCTTATGAGGTAGGACGCAGTCACTGGAAGGGGACCGTGGACCAAGGAGTGTTTTCCAAGGAACACGGGGCCATGACCAACAAACTGGCACTCATGTTTATCAAACTATGTGAACGCTATGCTACCCGATCCAATTGGCGCGGATACACGTACAACGATGAAATGCGTAGTCAAGCATTGCTACAGTTGAGTCAGATTGGATTACAGTTCGATGAGAACAAGTCTCAGAATCCGTTCGCTTATTATACGGCCGCTATCACTAATAGCTTTACCCGTGTGCTAAACATTGAAAAGCGTAATCAGAATCTCCGGGATGATATCCTAGAGATCAATAATCTCAATCCCAGCTATACTAGACAGAATTGGACAAGTAGCACTAGCAATCATGAGGAGTAAAGTAAGTGTCAAAAACCTTATATATTACGAATCCAAATTTTAATTTTTCTAAAATTAATAAAAATTCTTTACTCCTAACTAATTTAGATATTCCATTAGATCATGATGAATATCATACGTCTCTAGGAGATTTGCCTGCTGAATCTATTTTATCCATAATAAACAAATTTAGTTTGGTAACATTTATTCCTGATTTGTTTATTATCGATTCAGATATATATTCTGAAACTATATTCTTATTGACATATATTAGTCATCGTGTGCCCGTAAATAATCTTATTAAGAGTAATGTGCAGACATTTACCAATTTAGATGTTAGTAACAGACCTAATAAACCAGTATTATGGGTGTTTGGGTGTAGCCATAGTCACGGTGTAGGTTTGCTCAAAGGAGAATTACGATACAGCGACATCATTAGTGACACTTTAGGGTTACCGCTATATTCTATCACTAAGCCCGGTAGCTCATTACATTGGAGCCTAAGGCACTTGACTAATGCTAATATTTTTAAAAATGATCTGGTAATTTGGCAGATAACTACGCCAGAACGTGTTTCTATCTATAAAAATAATGTTCGAGAAATAATGCTAGCAAATACATCCGATAAGCACTTATTGGAAGTATATTCGGATGAACAGATAGACTTCAACCATTTGACTTTACTAAATTTTGGTACTAGATATTTAAGATCTAAGAAGATAAAATTTTTAATGACGTCGATTGGTCGAAGACCGTCGGAATATGCCAAATATCCTGAATATTGTTATGTACCAAATTTATATATAGATCGCGGGGCAGACCGGTCACATGCAGGTCCTTTGAGTCACAAGAAGCTTGCTTCTGCCCTACTTGATCGTGTATAATATGTAGATGACAAACTTATTCAAAAAAGCTGCAATATTCACTGACATACATTTTGGTCTTAAATCCAACAGTCAACAGCATAACGAAGACTGTTTGAATTTCGTTAAATGGGCCACTGCTAAAGCCCGGGAAGAAGGTTGCGAAACAGCCATGTTCCTGGGTGATTGGCATAACAATCGTGCCAGCATCAATATCGTCACGCTGAACTATAGTCTACGGGCATTAGAACATCTCAACGATAATTTTTCCGATGTGTTCTTTATCCCTGGCAATCACGATCTCTACTACAGGGACAAACGTGATATCCAAAGTGTAGAGTGGGCTAAACATCTTAGAAACGTTCATATCTGTAATGATTGGGTCACTGCTGGAGATGTCACTATCGCTCCATGGCTAGTTGGTGACGATCATAAGAAGATACCCAAGCTGAAAAGTAAGTATATGTTTGGGCACTTTGAACTGCCGCATTTCTTTATGAATGCCATGGTACAGATGCCGGACCACGGTGATGTCAAGCGTGAACACTTTGGAAACTTTGAGCATGTTTTTACCGGACATTTCCATAAACGTCAGAGTCATAAGAATATTACCTATATCGGTAATTGCTTTCCCCATAACTATGCAGATGCGGGAGACGATGAGCGTGGTATGATGATACTGGAATGGGGCAAAGAGCCAGAATATCATACGTGGCAGGATCAACCCCGGTATAGGGTGTTGGGGTTGGATGCTATACTAAACAATGCTGAAAGCATATTGAAACCCGGTATGCATGTCCGCGTTAATCTAGATATAGACATCAGCTATGAAGAAGCTAACTTTATCAAAGACACATTTATCAAGACCTATGATCTACGTGAGATCACACTGATCCCCCAAAAGAATACAGATCTCGAACAATATGAGATGCAGGGCAATGTGGCATTTGAAAGCGTAGATCAGATAGTGACTAATCAATTGACTGCTATCTCCAGTGAGCATTATGATAACAATTTACTGTTAGACATATACAGGAATCTTTAATGTCTAATAAATTTTGTCGGCATCTTAGCAACGGGTATAAACTAGATCTAAAATGGGATAATACTATATTGTGGAGTCCGTGTTGTTATTACACTAAAAAAGTGCCATTGCTAGATAAAGAAGTATTTGAAAAAGAACTAGCATATACTTCAAATGCCACTGGATGGTTGCCGGAATGTAACTTGTGTAGGAAGATGGAAGATAGTCAAGCAGGCGATCAAGTTTCTCCTAGACTCAGTAGTTTTAAGCGTATCCCTGTTGATCTAGACAACGGTAGCTGCGGGAATCTAGAATTAAGCTTTGACGCAAAGTGCAATGCCGCATGCTTAAGTTGTGGTAGCTATATCAGCGATACTTGGAAAAAATATGAATACAAACACGGTATAAAAGATATTGGGCCAATCGTCAATCATGCGGCTAAACTAACCGATCAATTGATTAATACTGTTAAATTAGATCAGTTAAACGAACTTTATATTCTGGGAGGAGAGCCGTTTTACAGTGATACCGGAAATACTGTATTACGCCATTTGCATAAAACACATAGAAATATTGGTAATATTAAATTAAGATATCAGACCAATGGTAGTTTAATCCCTGACGATGAGACCAGAGAACTATGGAAGGGGTTTAAGTCTGTTGAAATTAGCATGAGCATTGACGGCATAAAAAATCATTTTAATTATCTACGCTGGCCGCTCAAGTGGCACAGAGTAGAAAGAACTATAGATAACCTAGTAGCGACTACTGACGCAATACTTAGTATTAATGCTACTATTAGTCCATTAAATTTATTATACTTTCAAGATTTAGAAGAATGGGCTTTTTCTAAGATTCCCAAAGATCGATCAAAATGGCCCGATGCTCCTGTCAGGCCCAATAGATGTATGGGCATAATGGATTTGAATAAGACCCCGCGCAGGTTGAGACAACAAATAAAAAGCATATACGGCGATGATCATCGATTAAGTAAAATTTTTACTAACTTAGAGATTGATCCCAATTACAAAGTTATGTTTGACTATATAGAAAAACATGATAAAATACGTAGATTGGATTGGCAGAATGTATTTCCCGAAATATTAGAGTATTTTAAATAACTGTTATAGTCAAATTGTTTGAAACACCTCGGTGAATAGTAGTATAATGGAGTCTTATGTTTAAAATAAAATCTTTATCAGTAAAAAACTTTATGAGCGTAGGTAACGCTACACAGGGTATTGACTTCGATCGACATGACCTTACGTTAGTGTTGGGAGAAAACCTAGACCTAGGCGGGGATGATAGCGGTGCCCGTAACGGCACAGGTAAGACCACTATTATTAACGCACTCAGCTATGCCCTATTCGGTCAAGCACTGACTAATATCAGGAAAGACAATCTGATTAACAAGACCAATACTAAGGGTATGTTGGTCACTATCGACTTTGAATGTGAGGGGGAGAAGTACAGAATCGAACGTGGACGTAAACCCAACGTACTTAAATTCTATGTGGGCGACAACGAACACGAAAGCAAAGACGACAACAGCCAAGGTGACAGCAGAGAAACACAGCAGGAGATCGAGCGATTGATCAATATGAGCCACGATATGTTTAAACACATAGTGGCGTTGAATACCTATACTGAACCCTTTCTCAGCTTAAAAGCCAACGAGCAACGTGCTATCATCGAGCAATTACTGGGCATTACCATGCTGAGTGAGAAGGCCGAAGCACTAAAAGAACAGAACAAGGCAACAAAGGACGCTATACAACAGGAAGAATTTCGCATTAAAGCGGTTACTGATGCTAACGAACGTATCAAACAGCAGATTGACGCTACTAAACGTAGGCAATCTTTGTGGCAGAAGAAACAAGCCGAGGACTTATCCGCTCTACAGCAATGCTACGATGAACTGGCTAAGTTAGATATCGAAGCAGAACTAGATGCACACAAGAGTCTAGCAGATTATGAGACTAAAGAAAAGGCTATCAAAGATCTCAAAGCGTCGATCAAACGATTTGTACAGGACCATACCAGAGAACAGAAAGATATTAAACGCCTACGGGATGAAATACAAGCCCTAGAGAATCACACCTGTCATACCTGTGGACAAGCGTTCCACGATAGTCTGCAAGTGACAGTGTTAGAATCTAAGCATAAGTCCTTGGAAGAAACTTCCTTACAGAATATCATCACCCAGCACCAGCTGACAGAGTATACAGGTTCCTTGGCTGGGATTGGGGAATTAGGATTAAGTCCCACAGTGTTCTATAAGAATGAAAGCGATGCGTTTGAACATCGTAGCAGTATGGCCAGTGTACTAACACAGCTGACTGCCAAACAGACTGAAGCGGATCCTTATGGCGATCAGATCCGTGAGATGGAAGAACAGGCGTTGGAAGAAGTCACTTACGATCTTATGAACGAATTCACTAGAATCAAGGAACACCAAGAATTTCTGATGAAGTTACTAACCAACAAAGATAGTTTCATACGTAAGAAGATCATCGATCAGAATCTCAGCCATCTCAATGCAAGATTAGGGCAGTATCTAGATCGTATTGGATTACCGCACGTGGTTAAGTTCCAGAACGATCTCACTGTTAGTATAGAGGAACTGGGTCGTGAGCTAGATTTTGATAATCTCAGCAGGGGTGAGCGTAATAGATTGATTCTAAGTCTCAGCTGGAGTTTCCGAGACGTTTGGGAAAGTCTATATCAACCCGTTAATTTGCTGTTTATTGACGAACTTGTGGATAGCGGCATGGATGCCAGCGGTGTCGAGAACAGTCTTGCTATACTCAAGAAGATGAGCAGAGAATCTAACAAGAGTATCTGGTTGGTCAGTCATAAAGACGAACTAGCTGGCAGGGTTAACAATGTATTAACAGTGGTAAAAGAAAACGGGTTCACTAACTATAACACAGATGTTGACGTCTCCTAAAATATTACATATAGAGTCTACCGATGTCTGTCAGGCTGCATGCCCGTTATGTGCCCGTGAAAGAGATCAGCTGTTTGACAAAAATATCAAGCATCATCTAACAGTAAGTCAACTTAAAGATAAGTTCAGCATAGAATTTATTCAAAGTTTAGAAAAGATGTTTATGTGCGGCAATTACGGTGATCCTGCAGCTGGTTTGGAAACTGTAGACATATATGATTACTTTAGAGAAGTTAATAGCTCCATTACTTTAGGAATGAATACCAATGGTGGTATTCATAACACCCGTTGGTGGACTCAGTTAGCGCGACGATTAAATCAACCGAAAGACTATGTAGTGTTTAGCATAGACGGATTGGCAGATACAAATCATATCTATCGAAAAAATGTTGTGTGGGAACGTGTTGTGGCCAATGCCCGTGCTTTTATAGAAGCAGGGGGGTCGGCGCACTGGGATATGTTAGTGTATGCTCATAATCAACATCAAGTCGACGAATGTGAACAGTTAGCAAGAAGCATGGGTTTTACGTGGTTCCGCGCTAAAGTCAGTCGTCGCCCATATATAAACGGATTAGAATTTCCCGCGGGATGGACAAATCCTAAGAAGACAGATAGTGCAATCCAATGTATCGCTCTTAAAGAGCAAAGTGTTTACATTGACACACAAGGTCGTATTAGTCCATGCTGCTGGTTGGGTAGTAGGCAAAAAGATTTTGTTACATTGGAAGAGGTATCTAAATCGTGGGCGACAGATCCGCATCCCGTGTGTCGAGCAACATGTTCTGGGTCCGATAATAGTTTTACAAATCAATGGCAACGAGAGGTACAATTATGTTAGCCACATGGCACTTTCACATAGAAATATCCAGTAAATGTACCTTACGCTGCTCAAGGTGTGCCCGCCAAGAAGTGCCCAACGGTCTAATCAATACTGAATTAGATTTAGAGTTCTTCAAACGAAATTTTACTCCGCAATTTTTGCTAGATAGTGTAGAGAAGATCACGTTTTGTGGAGATGATGGCGATCCTATCTACGCTCGAGAGCTGATCCCGGTAATACAGTATATTAAAAGTGTTAAACCCGTAGAGATCGTGATAGTCACCAATGGGTCATATAAAACTGCTGAGTGGTGGGAAACATTAGCAAGATCTCTCTACGAAAATGACAGTATACATTTTAGTGTAGATGGTTATGACGATGCGTCTAATAATCTGTATCGAGTCAATAGCGACTTTGACAGCATTATGGCCGGGATTAAAACCGTTAGGGCCAACTCTAAATGTATGATAACTTGGGCGGCGATAGCATTTAAGTTTAACGAAGATCATCTGAATGATATGCAAGCACAAGCAAGAGCATTGGGTATTGATATTTTCCAAGTAACTAAATCAACTAAATTTGGTAGTGTATATCCCAGTTATGGTGCCGATGATCCTTTACAACCTAGCGCGAAGTTTGTTAGTATTACACATAGATTCCAACGCGAGGCGATTCGTCTAACAGCTCGACAAGAAAATCCCATACACACAATTAATCTAAGACTGTACGATCAAGTTAAAAATAACGAAAATATCGTACCTTTATGTGAGATTGGAAACAAAGGGTTATATATCGATGCTAGGGGCAGATTATTTCCGTGCTGTTGGGTAGCAAATAGATATAGTCATAACACAGAATGGCAGTCGTTGGCAGAGAAATTCAATTTGCATAATAGAAGTCTGAAAGATGTTATAAATGATCCGTTCTGGGAAAACGAATTTAAAGCGTTTAAATGGCAAGAATGCAAGACAAAGTGCAATAAACGGGCGGTAGATCAAGAGTATGCTACAACATGGTAAATAGGGATAACTAGTTATGCATGGTGTGGACATACGATAATCAGCCTATAGAAACACTTCCAGACGATTGTGTGGGATTTGTCTATCTGATTACAAATACAGTAAATGGTAAAAAATATGTGGGTAAGAAGCTCGCAAAGTTTTCTAAAACTACCTATAAGACTGTAAAATTAAAGAACGGCAACAAAAAACGCAAGAAGATTAGAAGTAAAATCAATTCAGACTGGCAAACATATTATGGCTCCAGTAAAGAACTGCAAGACGATGTAATTAAATTTGGTGCCGAACAGTTTACAAGGGAAATACTATACCTTTGTAGGAGTAAAGCAGAATGTAGTTATATCGAAGCAAGAACACAGTTTGAAAGAAAAGTTCTAGAATCAAACGATTATTATAATGGTCAAATATCAGTTCGCATACATGGCTCACACATCATCAATAAACTCTGACATCAAGTCTAACTCATAAAAATCCCGTAACAAATAAGTAGTATCACACAGTATAAAGCTATCACCGGCTAATTTCGGGTGACGAACGATAGTCAACTGGACGAGAGTCTCAGGGACCGAAGACTTGGCGCTGTACCAAGCACTTAGCAACTATCCTTAACAGGACGATGACTGGATATGCCTATGAACCAGTTTTGCTATTTGAATAGATTAGGAATAAGGCTAAAGACGTGGATGCGAATCCACAGGTTAATATAGTATGTTAGCGTATATTATATTAGCTGCCGTTGTATAAAGACTCGGCTCGAGGTACAGGACAACCGCCTCTGTAACGCTGTAACGCTAGTGACTGGTGCAACTCGGATGAAGCACTTTTTAACTTTGCCCGCTCTGGGCAAAGTATGACTGATTAATCTGGATGAAACATTTCTAAAAGCAACATTTCTAAAAACATTATTAAAAGAAAAGATCACTGAGCGTTAGCGAAAGTGATAGACTTGCATGCAAGTCTTTAAAAAAGGACTACACTGTAATCCTTTCTTGTTGTATATATTACAGAGAACTGACTACTTGTTCTTCCATATCACATACAATACCCATACTGCGACTAGACCTATAAGTCCTTGACTGCCCAAGCTGTTAACTATGGCTGTGACATTGGCGATTACAGATGTAGTTGGTAGAAAAGGTATTGCTACCCCTTTAAACAATATCTCAAGTACGATACCTAGAGCGATAAGACTAACTCCGACTTCGGCTAGTGACTGCGCCCATTTTCTTACGGTTGCTAAAATTTCCATATGATTCTCCTTGGCTGTTATAAATCCAGCAAAATATTTAGAATCATATGACAAATCATTTAAATGTAGTTTATCAATTGCTGCCAACGGCATACTTATAGCATTAGAAAAATGGCAGTTTAGTAGTCTTAGTGACTTCGAGGTTTTCCTTGATCAAATCGTTAATCAAAGATCTTTCCTGGAATCCCAATTGGAAAGCTTCGTCTAGTGTCATCCCGCCTCTCATATACCAGCATTGTTGTATAAGATTTTTCTTTATGGCTTTTGACTCTTTCTCATAATCTTCTATCAGCTCGACTATTTCTTCATTACTGAGAGTCAAAAGCCTTAGGCGAAAAAACTGGAGGTCTCGAATATAAGTGGAGTTTCGTAGGGCTTACCACATTCTTCGTGCTCACAGACTATGGGAATCTTCTTCAACGGGTTCGCATCACCAAATGACTGTATGTGATTTTTTGCTGATTCCCATACGGTCCTATTACAGTTCTTGAAAAATTCGTCCAGCTGATCCTTGTCGTCTACTAGGATATTATCTTCGGTCTTGATAGCAGCCACGCTTTTAGTAACTTGGTCCACAGTGATATCTAATAGCTTACGGAATAGCTGTTGGAATCGAACCATCTTTTCGTCTTCGGACATCTCCCTGTCGCCGACTAATGCTATCAGTCTTTGTTGTTCGTAGTTTTCCATACTGGATGAATTAAATTGTTTATAATTCTGCGGTTTGAAAAATAGCTCTAATCCATCCACTTTTAATGTAGTATCAAAATTTGGACAGACCACAGTCTGAGATATCATCCCTAGATCCACAGTATTTTCATTTTTCTTACTACAATGTGTACATACACTTATGAACTCCATGGCGTTTCCGTAAGTAGCTTGACGTATGGCTATCAAGACTGCATCTATATCTACTGCGGGCATCTGCCACGCATCTTTGATATTGGGCAAGCAACTCTGTATGACATCCACAGTACTTTGCCCGTTTAACAAGGCATCCGGGGTCTTGAGGGTCAGCTCATCCTTGGCAGTCATAGCGTAGACGGGTAATTCTCCCGTGTCTGGCATCTCTATGGAACCAGTTGGATACCATCGCCCTTTGCTGGGCAGTTTTAAGTATAGTTGAGCTTGTCGAAAGTGTTTGGCTAGCGGATTAGTAGAATCTACCATATTTGATTTCCATAAATAATATTATTACTTATCTAGGAAAACCGTTGGTATAAATTATGGATGACGCTAAATTAACAGAAATGCTTGACGCCATGGGCGGCGTTGGTGCCGCGGGCCAGGATCTAATCAAAGTATTAGGTGCAATGAGCAAAGCCGGCGCGGAAGACGCTACCGCGGCCAAAGCAGCCGCTGATCAGCTACAGAAATTAAAAGACAGGGCCGCAAAATTAGATGCGGGCCTGGCTGGGATAGCCACAACAGGTATAAGCATAATAGCCGCGTTTGGATCTGTCACCACAGCCGCATATGGAGCTAAAGGCGCCTTTACTGCGATAGTTCCCACTATAGAAGCTTTCGCTGGAGGTATCAAGGGTGTGGTAACTGCACTAGGTGAGATGTTAAGTGGTGTCACTGTGGCAGGTTTTGGATTTGGTAAAGCAAGTGAAGGCGCAGCCAAACTATTAACAACAGGTATAGATCTCCTAACCAATGTTATAAAGTTTCAACTTGAGACAGCGCAAAAGGTTGCGGATAACTATGTTGATCTAGCCAAATCTGGTGCTACATTTGGAGGTAGCATAGACAGGATGGCCGCGGCCGCGGCTGATGCTCAGCTACCCATTGTGGATTTTGCCCAGCTGATAAAGACCAACGTTGAAGCACTGGTTACCATGGGAGGTTCGCTGACACAGAATGCAGCCCGAGTATCAAATATGTCAGTCAACATAGGCAAAACGAATAAAGCATTGTTAGTACAGTATGGCAGCTATGAAGCGTTGGCCCAGGGTGTGACAGAATATATCGCATTACAGAACAGACTGGGAATAGATGAAAGTCGTAGGGGTAAAGGTCTAACTGAAGCGGCTACGGAATATTTGTTTAGACAAAAAGAATTAACTGCACTGACCGGAAAGAACGCAGAGACTCTCAAAAAAGAAGAAGAAGCTAGAAGTAGAGAGTTAGCTTATAAGCTAAAAATAAGCAGGATGGACGACACCACTCGACGCAATCTTGAAGAGGGCATGGGTGTCGCAACTAAATTCCTTACAGATGAGGGAATGGCTTATATAAAAGAATTAGTGGCAACAGGCGGACGAGCCATATCGCAATCAGCAATAACTTATCAAAATATGAATCAAGAAGGAGCAGCTCTTGCTCAAAATATCTATGATACTAGAAATCAGTCTAGACTAGACTACAGAAAGGGCCTAGGTGAATATCTTCAAGCAAATGCACCTGCTATGGAGGCCTTTGCAAAACAAACAGAAGCGTTGGCCGAAATAAACTACGCTGCTAACAATACTATAATTAAAGGAATGGCGGATCAAGGAGCTAAATTTGTTGAGGCCGTGGCCATGGCACGCAATGCAGTAGAAATGTTTGCTAAGCTTGAGAAAGACCGATTGGCAGGTCCCGGCGCAGCATCATCAGGATTGGCGGATGCGATAGAGATGAACCGTAAAAGTCAAATTCATATTGATGGGATAGTCCGTGAAAATATGGGCCAGATGAGCAAACTAGTGAAATTTTTCTACGATCAGCAAGAAAAGATGATTGGGAATCAAGAGTTAGTTTCAAAGGCGATGAATGCCCTTGCTAACCAGGATATGAAGGCATTTAAAGAAGCAATCCAGGGACTAGTAAAAAATATATTAGGTCTTAAAGATGAGATAGACGCTGAACTTACCCCCCAATCGATGAAAGACGCCAATACTAAAGCTGAAGCGGCGGGTATGGCAGCCGAGGCAGCAAAGAAAGAAATAAACGCAACAAAGAAAGAGGCGCTTAATAAAGAAGCTAAGAGATTAGAAGAGGAAGCGAAGGAAGCATATCGTAAGGCAGATTTAGATTGGTATGCTCAGAAAGCGCAACGTCAAAAAAATCGAAGAGAAGCAAATCGAGCTGCCGCGATGCCGCCTCCAGAAACATCAGGTCAAGTGGTAACTGGAAAAATACGCCAGGCCGATGCACCTGCGGCACCTGCGGCACCTGCGGCAGACAACAAGGCTCTAATAGACGACCTCATAGCAAAAGGGAAAGCAGACGGTGGCATAACTAATGGTCCAAGTTTAGCTGGAGAAGCGGGCCCAGAAGCTGTAATACCACTGAAAAACGGTAGTATCCCGCTGGATATCAATCTAGGGGAAATGATATCTGCATTGAGAGAACAGACAGATATATCCCGCGATCTACTAGATGCGATGCGTGATTCCAAAGACATACAGCAAAAAATACTATATGCTACGGCCTAACATTAGGTAAATATAATTGATAATCAAATATCAAAGGAAATTATTATGATAAAAGTAATAGCAACTTATACAAGACCCAACAACACTGTTGAATGGGCAAATACTTTGGGCTGGGGAGAGCAGGATGATGCAGAAGAAATTAACGATTATGCTAATCCTACTTACGTAGAAACAGGTAAACAGATAAGTCGATTCATGAAGGAAATAGATGAGCTAACTACTAAATCTGTTACAGTTTGGGACAGTCAGGCATCGTTTGATCAATTTCTAGCAGATACATTTATTAACGAAAAATGGAGAGATGCTGCAATTATGTACAGAGAAGCCAACGGTATAACTTACATTAGAGTCATTAAGGCAACCTAACAGTGTCTTGGAAAAAATATTTTAGAACTGCAAATGTAGCCGGATCCGTAAGTCCTATCAGCGGGTCCGCTGCACCACAATTTTCCTATAAAAACTATCAGAGCAATCTACCTGAAGTTTATGTAGGACATCCCAATCGTATTGAACGATACAATCAATACGAACAGATGGATATGGACAGCGAAGTCAATGCCGCCCTAGATATCCTTGCTGAGTTTAGCACACAGTCTAACGATCAGAACAATACAGCCTTTAATTTCTACTGGAGAGAAAAGCCATCGGATAACGAAGTAAAGATCATACGTGAACAGTTGACACAATGGGTCAGCTTAAATGAATTAAACAAGCGTATCTTCAAGATGTTCCGCAACACCATCAAATACGGAGATCAGATCTTTATCCGCGATCCGGAGAATTTTAAATTATCCTGGGTAGAGATGAGTAAGGTCACAAAGGTCATTGTTAACGAATCAGAAGGTAAGAAGCCAGAGCAATACGTAGTAAAAGATCTGGCCCCAAACTTCCAGAATCTAACAGCCACACAGGTCAACACCAGCGATATCAGCGTGAATCATCCGCAGGTCGGAGGTGGATCGGGTGCTTATATACAGCCAAAGAATCCCTACAGCGGCGGTAGCAGATTCAGCTCTGCACAGAATGAGACCACTATCAATGCAGAACATATAGTACATTTGACACTGACAGAAGGGTTAGATTTTAGCTGGCCCTTTGGAACCAGTGTATTAGAAAACGTGTTTAAAGTATTCAAACAAAAAGAATTATTGGAAGATGCTATCATCATCTATCGTGTACAACGTGCTCCGGAACGTCGTATATTCAAGATTGATGTAGGTAATATGCCTAGCCACATGGCCATGGCCTTTGTGGAACGTGTAAAGAACGAAGTACATCAACGACGCATCCCTACCCAAACAGGTGGCGGTCAGAACATGATGGATGCTACTTACAACCCTTTAAGCACTAACGAAGATTTCTTCTTTCCCCAGACAGCAGATGGCCGTGGCAGCACTGTAGACACCCTGCCAGGAGGACAGAACCTAGGCGAAATCACAGATTTACACTTTTTTACCAACAAATTATTCCGTGGTTTACGTATCCCTGCCAGCTATTTGCCCACGGGATTAGACGACGGAACCAGTAACGGTAATACATTTAGCGACGGTAGGACAGGCACAGCTCTTATACAAGAATGGCGTTTTAACCAATATTGTATGCGTCTACAGCGTATGATAGTGGAAAAATTAGACGCAGAATTCAAGTTATTCCTGCGCTGGAGAGGCATTAATATAGATGGTAGCCTTTTTGATCTACAGTTTAATGAGCCACAGAACTTTGCCAGCTATCGTCAAGCAGAAGTCGACGGTGCTAGGATTGGTACATTTACACAGCTAGAAGCGTACCCATATTTAAGCAAGCGTTTCTTATTAGGACGTTACCTAGGACTGACAGAAGAAGAAATGTCAGACAACGAACGTATGTGGGCCGAAGAGCAAGGTGATGTGGATAAAGCACCGCCAACAGAAGCAGGATTACGTAGCGTAGGTATTAGTCCAGGCGGTATGGACACTGACTTGGCCGCCGCTGATATACCTCTACCAAGCGAAGAACCAGCGGCCGCGGCTCCAGGTGCGCCCGGCGCCCCAACAGCCGCGGGTGCCGAAGCCGCAGGTGCAGGTACAGCTCCTGCCCTATAAATCTAATATTTGAGTAAATACCATATGCAATTATTAGAACTATATGAACCAGTGCCCCAGGGTTATCAAGACGATAAGCAAGATAATTCGGTAATCCACACGGACGATACACGTAAAACACGGTTAACTCTTGACAGATTAAACAGGCTACGCATCATGAATGATGTGCGTAAGCTAGAGCACGAACAGAAGCTGGATAAGGTAACAGATCAGTATAAAGTACCAGCTGCCGCCGAAGGTCTATAAGTTTTTTTGGCAAGATTAGTCAAAAAACCCCCATCTAACCCAATATACGCACATAATCTGTAAATACTACTACAGAATGAATTACCTTTAACATATTTTTAAAAGGAAGAACGATATGTCAAAATTTGAACAACTAATAGAATATATCATTAATGAAGACGAGACAAAAGCTCGTGAACTTTTCCATGAGATCGTTGTGGAAAAATCACGTGACATCTACGAATCATTAATTGACGAGCAGGACCTAGACGAAGTTGGCGGCAATGAAGTTGAAGAAATGGTTGACGAAATCACGACCGACGAAGAAGGCATGGAAGAAGGCATGGAAGACGATGCCGACATGGATGCTGAAGACGACGTCGAAGGCGAGATCACTGACATGGAAGACGACGGTGATGATGTAACCAAGTCAATGGGAGATATCGACAGTGACGGTGATCATGATATGGACGATCACGATGTTGAAATGGGCGGGGACGAGCCAGCAACCAAAGGCGACATCGAGCCTATCGCTGATGCATTAGCCGATCTACAAGCCAAATTTGACAGTCTAATCGCTGGCGAAGAACAATCAGGCATGAACGACATGAACGACATGGGCGGATCAGACATGGGAATGGGCCCAGACGAAGGTGACGAGATGGAAAGCATGTCAATGCCAATGATGCCAACCATGGAAGCCAAAGCTGACAAGAAAGCTGCTGATAAAAAGGCCGCTGACAAGAAAGCTGCTGCCGAAAAAGAAGCTAAAGAAGCCAAAGGTAAGAAGAAAATGACCGAAGCTGAATGGCTACGTGAATACGTTGACAAGATCGGCGAATATCCAGGCGATCAAAAATCACCATCCGGTGCTAACGTTGGCGCAGAAACAGGCGCGAACGAACGTCAAGGTGAGAAAAACACCAAGAGCGTTGTAGCTGGTAAAAACGATATGGGCGGTACAACTGCTAATATCGCCAAGGGCGGTACAGAAACAGATCCAGACGGCAAAGCTGTTCCAGAGCCAAAGAACGAATACGCTAAAAAGCGTGGCGAACTTAAAGGCGCTGGTCAGTTTAAAAATGCCCCAGGCGGCAATGCTGGTAAGTCTGCTTACTCAAACAAAGCACCTGCCCCAAGTAAAGCCGAAGCTGGCGGAACTAATAAATCTAGTCCACTGGCCAAGTAAGGTAAACTGCTAAATGAACTTATTAAGAGAACACTTAACTTTTGATAATGCCCGTATGGAGCTCCTCAGTGAGGACTCCACCGACGGCAAAGGTAATAAGAGTCTCTACATGAAGGGGATATTCATACAGGGCGGCGTTAAAAACGCTAACCAACGTGTTTATCCCATTGATGAGATAGGTGTTGCAGTTGAAGCTATCGCAAGTCAGATCAAAGGTGGTTATAGCGTCTTAGGCGAACTAGATCACCCTGAAGATTTAAAGATTAACCTAGACCGTGTAAGCCATATGATCACAGACATGTGGATGGATGGCCCTAACGGTTTTGGTAAATTAAAGATACTACCCACTCCAATGGGTCAGTTAGTAACAACGATGCTGCAAAGCGGAGTTAAATTAGGCGTGTCCAGCCGCGGTAGCGGAAACGTTAACGAAGGTAACGGACAGGTCAGTGACTTTGAAATCGTCACAGTTGATATTGTTGCACAACCTAGTGCTCCTAATGCATATCCTAAGGCCGTCTATGAGGGTCTTTTAAATATGCGGGGTGGACACAGAGTTCTCGATATGGCGAAGGATGCCGGTGCAAATCAAAAGGTCCAAAAGTTTTTGACTGAGGAAGTAAAACGCCTCATTAAAGACTTAAAAATATAACAGGAGAATGATCCATGTTTGATGCTATCAAACCATTAGTAGATAGTGGAATCATTAACGAAGAAACCAAGGTAGCTATCAGCGAAGCTTGGGACGCTAAGTTAAATGAAGCACGTGAACAAATTCGTACAGAAATGCGCGAAGAGTTTGCTGGCCGCTATGAACACGATAAAGGTGTAATGGTCGAAGCTCTGGACAAAATGGTAACAGAAAGCCTACAAGCAGAAATTCATGAGTTTGCGGAAGAGAAGCAGCAATTAGCTGCGGATCGTGTCCGCTTTACTAAACGCATGAATGAAAGTGCTGGACGCTTTGATAACTTCCTAGTTTCACAACTAGCAACAGAGATCAAAGAACTACGTGAAGATCGTAAGCAAGCTCAACATGCTACCAAGCGTATAGAGCAGTTTGTGATCAAAGCACTTGCCGAAGAAATTGGTGAATTTGCTCAAGACAAGAAAGACATTGTGGAAACAAAAGTACGTCTGGTATCAGAGGCAAGAGCAAAACTTGCTACTCTACAGAAGTCCTTTGTTGCTAAGAGTGCTGCTCTTGTACAAGAAGCTGTTACTAATAAACTAGAGTCAGAGTTAACTCAGCTGAAAGAAGATATCCAAATTGCTCGTGAGAATAATTTTGGACGTCGTCTGTTTGAAGCCTTTGCTAGCGAATTCTCAATTACTCACTTAAATGAGAATACAGAAATCGCTAAACTACGTAAAGAAGTAGACCGCAAAGATCAGGTTATCGCGGAAGCTAAAAAAGTTTCTAGCGAAAAGTCTGCATTAGTTGAATCAAAAGACCAAGAAATACGTATTATTAAAGAATCACAAGAGCGCAGAGAAACTCTTAGCGAGCTACTCAAACCTCTTAACAAAGAGAAGCAGACTGTAATGGTCCAGCTACTCGAGAATGTGCAGACTGATAAACTTAAATCTGCATTTGACAAGTATCTACCCGCAGTTCTAAACAACGCTGTGACACCACAAGCCGAAAAGCAGGTGTTAGCAGAAAGTCGTAAAGAAGTGACTGGTGATAAATCTGCTAAAGTCAACGGTGGAATTGACCATAATAATGTGGTCGAGATCAAACGTTTAGCAGGGCTTAAATAAACCCTAATTAGGAGAGAAATAAAAAATGACACAAGCACTATTAGAAGGCCGTTGGGGCGAAACAAAAGACGCTCTGCTAGAAGGTCTCCAAGGTTCACGTAGAACAACAATGGGTGTGATTCTTGAAAACACCCGCAGGCACTTGACTGAAAATGCAACAACTGGCGCAACATCAGCTGGTAACGTAGCAACACTTAACCGTGTTATTCTACCTGTTATCCGTCGCGTTATGCCTACAGTTATTGCTAACGAGCTTGTTGGCGTTCAGCCAATGACAGGACCTGTTGCACAGATCCACACATTACGTGTTCGTTATGCAGAAACTGCAACTGCCACAGCCGCAAGTCCTTTCGACACAAGCACAACAGCTGGTGACGAAGCTCTTAGCCCATTTAAGATTGCAACAGCGTACTCCGGTAGCTTGAACACCGGTCGTGCAAGTTCAACTTTCGCACTAGAAGGTTCACCGGGCCGTAAGATCAATGTGCAAATCTTAAAGCAAGTCGTTGAAGCAAAGACTCGCAAACTAAGCGCACGTTGGACATTTGAAGCTGCACAAGATGCACAAAGCATGCACGGTTTAGATATCGAAGCTGAAATCATGGCAGCACTAGCACAAGAAATTACTGTTGAAATTGACCAAGAAGTTCTTGGCTCCCTACGCAGTCTTGCCGCTACTGACTTTGCTTATGACCAAGCTGCTGTTTCAGGTACTGCAACATTCGTTGGTGACGAACACGCTGCTCTTGCTGTTCTTATCAATCGTGCTGCAAACTTGATTGCTCAGCGTACACGTCGTGGTGCTGGTAACTGGGCTGTTGTTAGCTCAGCTGCATTAACAGTACTCCAGTCAGCTACGACTTCAGCATTTGCACGTACTACAGAAGGTACATTCGAAGCTCCAACAAACACCAAGTTCGTTGGTACTTTAAACGGTGCGATGCGTATCTATGTTGATAGCTATGCTGCTGATACAGCAGCAGTTCTAGTTGGTTACAAAGGCTCCAGCGAAGCTGATGCCGCAGCGTTCTATTGCCCATACATTCCTTTGATGAGCAGTGGCGTTGTTCTTGACCCAACTACGTTCGAACCAGTAGTTGGCTTTATGACTCGTTACGGATACGTCGAATTGACCAATACGGCCAGCTCACTCGGCAACGCCGGCGACTACCTGTCGGAAATTTCTGTTGCGAACCTTTCGTTCCAGTAATATCTGTATAGTAGTAAAGCAAATGAAAAACCCACTTCGGTGGGTTTTTTATTGATATAAAATAAATAATATTAACCACTCGGAATGGGAAGACATTAAAGGGCCGCAAGGCTCTTTTTTGTTGGATATACGATAAATATATTTGTTCATATGAACTCTCGGAGCGCCACTCCGGGCGGCCTAGAACGCTAACCATAAGGAATAAATCAAATGGCAAAACTAAAAGTACAACACACAAGAACAGGCGCAGCTGGTTATGAAGCCGGCGCAACTATCGTTGAAGATAGTTATGTAAGCCCAACAACTATCAACGGTACAAATATCGGTGGAACTGGCGGCGATAACAGCCAAACAGTGCCAACTATACGTATCAGTTATCTACGTGATACCGGTGGAGCCGTCGACACCGGATACATAGTTAGACAAAAAGGCAGTGCTAAATTTGCTGTAAAAAACACAGCAGACGCCAACGCTTCGGTAGTTAGTTTGGTTAATAAATTAGCATCTGAACTGACAACAGCCAACACAGCAACGATCTTGGCCAACACCATGATTATCACTGGTTCTAACCTAGCTAACATTGGAACTGGCGGAGGTGGATATACCAATAACAGAGCCTTTGCTTACATTACGTATGCAACAGCCAACGTTGCTGGTAACAGTAGCCCAACCGTTGGCCACCAGTTTAGTGGCGGTCCCGGCGGTCTCGGTACCGGTTTCCTAACAGGTAATGTAACAGTGGTAGCTATCAACAGCTCTACTAACGTTACTGTAAGCTGTGCCACACAAACAGTTACAGGTAATACGACTGGACGTATCCAAGCTATAGAAAGCTTTAATGTCTATCATATATCTAACAAATTTGTGCAAGAATGGCCAACTGCACCTGCTGGTGAACAGAAATGGCGTTACTACTTAGGCGCTCCGTACTCCAGCGGCGCAGCAATCTTAAGTAGCCAACCACAGTGGCAAGGTGTTGTTCTTGCCCGCGTTGACAACAATTAATCAAAGTTTGATGATTGGAAAAGATAGGCTGGCAACAGCCTATTTTTTTGACTTTATTATTATTTCAATTGAATAAATACTCTATAAATGGAAAGATAGATGAGCTCAACCAAACAGATAGGCACCGGTAGTTATTACATAGATACCTTGGTCCACAGAGGTAATCCCAACGGGAATATATACCTAACTACCCGAGACTTTGTAGTTGACGCCAATCTTGTAGTTCTTGGATCAAATTCTACTACATTGACTACGTCAACTATATTCTTACAGAAATCTACTTCCTTACCTCCTGTCAGCGTGGGAAACGTTGTAATAACTTCCAATACCGCTGGAGTAGGAGAAAGTGGATTATACACCAATCCTGACATAGGGAAAACACCTTCAGAATTGGCCACAGTCATTAGCGCAAGAAAATACGCACTTATTTTTGGATAAATCATGTCACTACAAAGCACCGCCATAACAACTACATTAGCGAACATATATGTCAGCACTGGCAATACATGTGTTACCACAGTATATATCGCTAATTACTCAACCAGCAGTAATGTAACGTTCAATCTCTATGCGGTAGCCAACGCTGGATCAGCGTCAAACACTAATAAGATCTACAGCAACGTCACTGTTCTTGCAGGAGATACTTATATAATCGATTCGGAACGTTTGTTATTAGACAACGGAGATATGATCAAAGCAAATTGCAATGCTAATTCGGTCTGCTCAAGCACAGTAACTTTCACAACAATATAAGAATAAGAATATGGGACGTTTAGTAAAAGATTCAACAATATCCGCACAGAATTTAATATCTGGTAACAGTCCGGTACTGACCGAACTAAACAGTCAATTCTCAAATACCCTCTATGTAGCAAAAAACGGTAGTGATAGCAATGACGGTAAGAGTCTTGCTACACCTTTCTTGACTATCAAAGCCGCATTTGCCGCGGCCACTAGTGGGACTGCCGTACGTGTGGCCAGCGGTACTTATGCAGAAGATAACCCACTGACCCAACCTGCTAACACAGCATTGATGGGAGAAGATCTACGTACAGTATTCATCGAACCATCCAATCCTACATCGGACTTTTTCCTAATGTACGGAGGAACTTATGTTTGGGGCGTAACAGTTAGAAATTATCAAGGCGTATGCTGGAGATACCATCCATCAGCTACCACAGTATATGTAAGTCCTTACATACAGAATATAACCAGTAGTGCTACCAGTGCAAATGCTACCTGCGTATTAATCGATGGTAGTATTGGTAGTAGTACTTCCACTAAAGCCATGATCCTTGGATTCATGACCATGCTGAACAGAAGTGGTACGGGAGTTAGATTAATCAATCAAGCCTATAGTCAGGCAGTTAACATCTATACATTGTTTACCAACGTTGGCATTAAGCTTGAAAGCGGTAGTTTCATGACCTTGAATGGCAGTGATTGCTCCGCAGGAAACTATGGTATATGGGCAGACGGTAAGACAGAACTTTATACAGGCACAGTACAGGGTAATGTACAGTCCGGTAATACATCAGTCACCATAGCAAATATGTCTAGCTTTCCGAGAACTAATAATGGATTGATATTTGCCGGAGATCCTAATCTCTATTTTACTTCGACTTTTTCTAATCTTGGTGGTAATGTTTACAACGTCAACGTGACTTCGAGATTTGGTAATGCATACTCAAATGGCACTGTGGTAACAGGCTATGCAGTCAGTACAGTCAGTGCTAGTGCCCATACTATGGAGTATGTGGGTGCAGGAACCGATCCTGCAACAGCACTACCCCAGTATGGCGGAATTCCAATTCCAGAAAATGAGATCATACAGACCAACGGCGGCAGAGTAAACTTTACCACTACAGATCAAAAAGGCGATTTTAGGATTGGTCCTGGATTAACAATCGTGCGGGCTACCGGCACAATTGAAGGCGATGACTTTAACCGTAGTCTATTTGCAGTAATGACACCTTACATATTAAGTATCGAAGGATAAAAAATGGCAACACCTATTAACACATTCCAAACAGTCGCAACGACCTTAACTACGGCTAGTACGGCCATATATACCACACCGGCAAACACTACAGCTATCGTGCTATTAGCACAATGTGCCAATATTACTGGCAGTACAGTAAATGTTACTGCTTCACATTATGACGGGGTTAGTTCTACTATAGAGTTGATAAAGAATTTTTCAGTACCAGCAAATGACGCAGTTGGCCTGTTAACTGGTAAATTGGTCTTAGAAGCAGGTCAAAGCTTTTATGCTAATGCCGCTGCTAATAGTAGTTTAAAACTCGTTATGAGTATAATCGAGTCTATATAATATTATGACTAGAAAAATCAGCAACGGTATTTTAAGCGGCAGAGTACCAAAAACTCCTAGTACCGCCGCAGATCCAGGTAGATACACTTGGTTAGATCTAAATAATGCGGAACCAGATCTTGGAGTACCAGCCGCTAATGTTTATGTGTTGACGGGCAATACCGACGGAACTAGATTTTGGTCTAACGTTAATAGTTTAGTAGTATTATCTGCTAATACTGCCCAGACAGTTACAAGTAATGCACAACCAAATATAACCAGTGTAGGTAGTTCTTTAACCGTTGGCAATTTTACTTTCTCCAGTGCAAATAATACTATCAGCTCTAGTAGCACTACTATAACCATAGATCCTGCCAGTGCAGGTGTTCTTGGAACAGTGGTTATCGCAGGTAATCTTTATGTCACTGGCAACACCGTTACTGTGGACAGTCAAACTGTCACTGTTAACGACAAAGAGATAATGGTTGCTAACAATCAGACTACTTCCGCAGGAATTGACGGCGCTGGTATAGTGGCTGGTAACACCAGTATAGCAAAATGGATTTATAATAATTCTACTACCAGCTGGCAAAGCAATGTAGGGATAACCCCATCTGCCAATGCTTCATTGGGTATGGGCGGCACCAGTAACTATTGGGGCACAGGTTACTTTAATGCTATACAATCTCCAAGCATCACCGGTGTGCTACAGACAGCAGCACAGACAAATATAACAAGTGTTGGTACCTTAACTGGATTGACCTTAAGTGGTACATTGACGGGCACTACCTTAACTGCGGCCACTATTGGTAATACAGCCGCAGTGCATACAGGTGCTACCTATTACGCAAGTGGTAACTATTACGGTGTATTAGGCAGTGCTACTAATGCTAATGCGGCCACAGTTACCACATTAAGTGCTAACGGCAACGTCATAGTTAGCGCACTGACTGTAAACAATTCGGCAACCATTGGTACAACATTGGGTGTTACTGGTAACATCAATGGCACCAGTATTGGTTTAAGCGGTAGTGCTACCGTTGGTACAACATTAGGTGTTACGGGTAATGTGATCGTTGGTAACTTATCGTCAGTCGGCATCCTAACAATGACAGGTAATCAGTCAACGACTAGTAATGCCACAGGCGCTATACAGGTCACTGGTGGTGTAGGTGTAACTGGCAACATATATGCAGGCGCTTTTTTCTATTCAAACGGCACACCCTTACTTGGACCGCAAGGACCACAAGGACCAACAGGACCAACTGGCCCACAAGGACCGCAAGGACCATCGGGCGCAGCGATCGTAATCCAAGGTCAGGTAAACACCTATACTGATTTACCCAGCAGCGGTCAGACACTGGGTTGGGGATATATAGCAAGCGATACAAGTCATCTGTGGATCTATACTGCTACAGTTCTAGTAGACGCTACACATTATAATGGATTTACTGATGTAGGAGTTATTACCGGACCACAAGGACCACAAGGACCACGCGGCCCGCAAGGAGCTCAAGGACCACAAGGTCCACAAGGCCCAATCGGACCGCAAGGACCACAAGGACCAATCGGGCCACAGGGCACACAAGGACCACAAGGCCCTATAGGACCAATCGGTAATGCAGGACCACAAGGACCACGTGGACCACAGGGCCCAATTGGTATACAAGGACCACAAGGACCCCAGGGTCCAATTGGTCCACAAGGACCGCAGGGTCCGCAAGGTGTCGGTCCACAAGGTCCACAAGGCCCAATCGGACCACAGGGACCACGCGGACCACAGGGCCCAATTGGCGATACCGGACCACAAGGACCACAAGGACCACGTGGACCACAAGGAGATATAGGACCACAAGGACCACGCGGACCACAAGGACCACAAGGAGATGCTGGGCCACGCGGACCACAAGGACCACAAGGACCAATTGGACCTATCGGTAATACTGGTCCACAAGGACCACAAGGTCCGGCCGGTGGTCCACAAGGTCCGCAAGGTCCAACAGGACCACAAGGCCCACAAGGTCCAATTGGAGCACAAGGACCACAAGGACCACAGGGCAATCCTGGGGGACCACAAGGCCCGCAAGGTCCAACAGGACCACAAGGTCAACAAGGTCCACAAGGTCCAATTGGACCTATCGGAAATACCGGACCACAAGGACCAATCGGTAACACAGGACCACAAGGTCCAGCTGGCACAAACGGAGGTCAAGGTCCACAAGGACCACGCGGACCAATAGGCGATGCCGGACCACAAGGACCACAAGGACCACAAGGACCGCAAGGTCCAGGTGGTGGTACTGGACCACAAGGACCAACAGGACCAAGCACTAGCATCACGGTGACAGACACTAGTAGTAACATTGATTACTATCCTGTAATGGTTACTACTGTTGGTTCAGCTACGACCCCTTATGCAGATAGTCCTGGATTTAAGTATAACCCAGGCACAGGTAATCTAACTATTCCAAATTACTTTAAAGGTACTGCTACCACAGCATTATACGCTGACTTAGCGGAAAATTACCTGGCTGATGATATATATCCGTCGGGAACAGTGTTAATATTTGGCGGAGTAGCGGAAGTAACCAAGAGTAATTCCAATATGAGTACACGGGTAGCAGGCGTAGTGTCTACTAATCCAGCTTATCTCATGAACGCCGAAGTTGAAGGAGGAGGCAGGGTCGCTACAGTAGCACTACAGGGCCGAGTTCCTGCTATGGTCGAAGGCAATATTAACAAAGGTGACATGCTGGTCAGCACTGCTAACGGAACTGCTAGGGCAGAAAGAAGTCCTGTTGTAGGATCAGTGATTGGTAAATCACTCGAGGACTTTACAGGCAATTTTGGTATAATTGAGATTGCTGTCGGTAGAGACTAGTCATCCGGACGTATAGGATATGCGGAGCGGGGTTTATCCCCGCTTTTCATTTTCCACTAAATATATACAATCGGGAAAAGAATAAGTAATGGCTCAACAGATAATCGACTTAACCGGATCGGCGGTTGACAGCGTAAGGGCAGCATTTAAAAAGATAAATGAGAACTTTACAGAAGTTTTCACGGCCAGTGGCCCAGCCGGTACAGGGACCTATGCTAATACTGTAAGTCAACCAGCCAGTCTAATAGATCTCGGCGATGCAGTTACCGCAGTTGGCGGAGACTCGGTAAGGGCGGCATTTGTTAAGATTATAGCTAATTTTGATGCTCTATATGCGGTATTGCCCGGAACACAGCAAACAATAAATCTTGGCAGCGGCCCAAATACCCAGACTGGCGATACGGTAGTTTCCGCTTTTGACAAGATCAATACTAATTTTACCAATTTATATACTACCCTAGAACTAACATCAGCCAGTCCTGAAGCTGAAGATCCTGCATACACTAGCTTTACTCCTACAGTATACGATCTCAGTAGGGATACGGTCGACACCAGTAGCACTGTAGACGATGCTAATACTTTTGCAGATCCTTTCGATACTGGACTACAGCTCATAGATCTTGGGGCAGGTCCCAACACACAAACAGGCGATTCTGTATATGTAGCCTTTACCAAAGTCAATCATAATTTTGTAGAACTATACGACGTATTCGGGCCAAATGGTAATACCAATATACAGGGTAATACTATTACGGCGAATAATTTCGTCACACCTGCATCGGGCACAGTCAGGACCGGAGATATAATAGCCTACGGCAACGTAGAAACTACCGGTAATGTCATAGCATCAGGATTTTTCTATCCAAACGGCGTGTCACTGGCCGGAACAGTATACGGTAACGCTAATGTAGCAGATTACCTTGCATCAAACAGCAACGTTACTATAACTACCACAGCTAATATAACTGGTGGATACTTTTTTGGTAACGGTAGTCAGCTGACAGGTCTGGTGGCTACCTCAGGAAATGTTGGTTATGCCAATATCGCAGGAACAGCTACTACAGTAACAGGTAATGCACAGCCAAATATTACCAGCGTTGGCACATTAACTAGTTTAACTGTAACAGGTAATGTATCAGCCAATTATTTTATAGGTAATGGAAGCCAACTGACAGGTATAGTAACATATACCAACGCTAATGTAACCAGTTACCTTGCAGCAAATAATAATGTCGTTATTACTACTACTGGAAATATAACTTCTCCGTATTTTATTGGTAATGGTTCTACGTTAATTAGTTTGACCGGTGCCAATGTAGTAGGTAACGTAACGTCTGCGATCAGTGCCACTTATGTAACAGGACTAACAGGTACTAATGTCAACGTGGCATTGGGGTATGTGCCATTAGATTCAAACGCCACTGCATTGACAGCACAGTATGTAACAGGCAATGCACAACCAAATATAACCAGTGTCGGAAATCTATCTAGTTTAACTGTAACAGGTAATGTATCAGCCAATTATTTTATAGGTAACGGAAGCCAACTAACAGGTATAGTAACATATACCAACGCCAATGTGGCCAGTTACCTACCAATTTATTCTGGTAACCTAGACAGTATTAATAACATAACAATGACCGGTAACTTATCGGTCGGCGGAAATATTACCTATCAGAATGTTGAAACTGGTAATTTAGAAGTAGCCAATACTATCATAGTAAGCGGTAATGTATCGGCAAGTTATTTTATTGGCAATGGTGCTACGCTAATTAGTTTGACTGGTGCTAATGTAGTAGGTAACGTAACGTCTGCGATCAGTGCCACTTATGTAACGGGACTAACAGGTACTAATGTCAACGTGGCATTGGGGTATGTGCCATTAGATTCAAATGCCACAGCACTAACAGCACAATATGTAACAGGCAATGCACAACCAAACATAACCAGTGTTGGAAATCTATCTAGCTTAACTGTAATTGGTAATGTAATTGCTAACAATCTTTTTGGTAACCTATCACAATTATACAACAACGGCTATACTGCGACTTTAAATGACTCAGGTCAACTAAGCTCATATTTTATACAGGCTAGTAGCGGATATTTTACAAGTCCATACGGTATTGCTTTTACTTACGCCGGAGACACTAATCAACAATTTAGTTGGACTATTGTTAATGCTGATGTACTAGCATTAAAAAGTACAATCAGCAGCACCTTAGATACTACACTGTTAACTTTTAATAGGACAACGGGTGATCTATCGCTAGTTGGAAACATCAATACAACCAAAAATATTACAGCAGCCAATGGTTATTTTGCAAATATAAACAGCACCGGATCTGCAACCGTACACAGTTTAACAGCCGACACAGATAGTACATTTAATGCTAATCTAAGTGTCTTTGGTAATTTAATAGTATCTGGCAATGTTATCACTACCGGTTCAAACAACACTTATTTTACTGACAGTATACTCGAACTCCACACCTTACCAAATCTTGCAAATTTAACTTTTGACGACGGTAAAGATATTGGATTAAGATTCCACTATTACAAAACTAATAATCAAAATGCATTCCTCGGGTGGGATAACACTACTGGTTATCTAGAATGGTTTAGTAGCAATGTAAGTGAAACTGCTAATTCTAATATATCCGGTGATTACGGAACGATTAGATCCGGATCCTTACTATTAGTCAACACTACATCAACAACAGGAAATGCTACAGGTGCATTACAAGTCAGCGGCGGCATCAGTTCAGGTGATAATGTTTATGCTGTAGGCAATATAACAGCAACATACTTTATTGGCAACGGAAGCCAATTAACTGGAGTAGTGGCGTCCTCTGGAAATGTTGGTTATGCCAATATCGCAGGAACAGCTACTACAGTAACAGGTAACGCACAACCAAATATAACCAGCGTTGGCACATTAACCAGTTTGACTTCTTCTGGAAACATAACAGGAACTAACGGGTCATTTACGACGATGACCCTAACAGGTAATATCAGTGCCAACAATTATCTAGGTAATGCTATACCATTAAGCACACCAACAGATGGGAATGTAACAGACGGTGCTATAACCAGTTGGTCCACAGTAACATCATTAGCAGATGCTATCGATGATTTAAACGAAGCATTGGATAACGTTAGAGCCAACACATTTGTTAAAAGCACGACATTTACTGGAAGTCCACTGAGCGGCGGTGCTGGTACTAACGTGGTCTTAACTGTTACCAGTGTAGGCAATCCTAATTTATATAGTGTTAATTGGGGTGACGGTAACGTCACCTCGGGAGCCAGTGCTAGCCCATCACACATCTATAGCAATAACACACTGTCACCGTTTACCGTTACAGTGACTTCATCTAACTCAACTGGATCAGGTACAGGTAGTTCTGCTAACTTTACCCGAACAAACTACATCATAATCTATACAGCAGATCCAGTAATGGGCTTCAGCTTGTTTAGAACTAATATAGGTGGCTCAGCCCTGACAGGAACATCTTACCTGACTGGTTTATATGTTAACGAAGGTGAACCATTCTACCTACAGAATACTACCACTAATACTACGATGGCCAATGTCACCTATAGCATCAACTTTGGTGACGGCGTCAGCAGTGCTAACGTGGCCAGTGATAGTGCTGCCGGCGGCGTATTGGGTAATAGATATCCATACACCTACGGCTATACAGCATCGTCCGGAACAGGTACTAATACTGTTAACTTAACCATATTAACACATACCACAGCCAACCCTGCTTCTATACCAAGGAGCACTACGGTTGGACTTAAAGTATATGATGTCAACATAGCGGCTCCAAGTGGATTAAGCAGCAAGACAATCGCATTTACTGGTAACGTAGGAACTACTCCTTATCTAGCAGCCAGTTTTGCTAATAATACCGGCGGGAGTGCTACTATAACAGCAGGTAGTCTAGTGGCTAGGACCATCGCTACGTCAGGAACGATAGATACAGCAAACTTAACATCATATTCATATAATGCCAACGCCGGAATATTAAGTACCTATGTCAACGGAGTCGAACGTGGCAATGTGACAATGGCAAATGCTGATCAGTCTGGAACTTACGGAAACTTAGTAGTAACGTCTGAAAGCGATTATTGGTTGCTGACCAGTGCTGGAGCAGGGACAACCTTTGCACTGTCAACTTATAGTCCAAACTTATATGCAGGATTTACAGCACAGGTTAAATCCACTGCCAGCACTACACTATCAGGATTGAATAACTTTAAACTGGTACATTCTACGACTGGTAATACCAACATCGTTGAGTTTGTAAAAGACAACGTGACCACAGTACCTACGGTAGACGTAGGCAATGCATCAGTGTACCAAGGAACTGCAGGTACATTTAGATATGT